GAAAAGTCTATTTTGTTACGAGAACAAAGTTTCTTTGAAAATAAATTAGAAGAATTTCGTGCCAACTACTCTAAGGTGTTGTTATCACAAGAAGAATACTTTGAATCTTTTTCAAATAAAATGCATTTAGGTGTTGACAAACCCTAATTGCTTGTGTATACTGTATAAGTAAGATGAGTTGAAACAGAAAGAGATTGATTATGGAAAATTTGGTTATGACAGATACACAGGCATTTCAAGATGATGTTCTTGAACGAGTCAAAGGAATTGCTACTAATAGAAAAGAACGCCGAGTGATGACTTCTATTGTTAAGAATGTGATTAGGAAAGCAAAGGTTAAGTATGATGTTGTCACTGTTGAACAATGGATGAAACTCTATTTGGAAACAACAGACCACCAACCAATAGGACAGCGTTTGCCAGTAGATACAACAGATGATAAATCACAGAGTATTTTAGAGTCTTTAATATGTGGTGATGGTGTTGGACAAATTACCATGTGTGATGTAAAAGACCATGAAGTATATAAGTGGGAATCAATTGATGGTGGTCACAGAAAGCGTGCATTGCGTGATTTCTTGATGAGTAAAATTCCTGTTGTAGTCGATGGTGAAAACATTTGGTTTGAACAAATTCCAGAGAAGCAAAAAGGTCGTGTTCTTACTGATGAAGAATATGATGACTTTATGGATATCGAAATCAGTTTGCAAATCTTTTTTGGATTGACAAATGGACAAAAAGGTCAGTTGTTTAGAAAAATCAATGACACATCAATCGTCAAAGAACAGGAAATGCTAAACTCTTTTGGTGATATTCCTGCTGCAAATATTATTCGTAACATGGTTCGTGTTGTCGCTGGACAAAACAATATTCCACATGAACTATTTGCCCCAGATGGAAATGATATTCATCTAATGAAGTGGTTGTCGAAGTCTAACAAAAACTTAAAACAAGAAGAATTTCTTGCAAAAGTTTATTTCCGTTTTTGGGATAAAAGAGTCAACAAGTGTAAAACCCTTCTTGGTTCAGCAACTACTGGAAAAGATAGTGGCGATTTGATGGATATGTATAATGGGATGACAAGTACGGAATCAAAATCTATACATAAAGATGTAAAACAGGTTACAGATTTTCTACTTGAAATGGCAAAGGCACGACATAACCAATGGAGCAACAAATTGCCTTGGCAAGACCAAGTTACTCTTACTCACTTTTATTTTTGGATGTGTGATGCGTTTGGTAAACATTCTTTCAAAATTCAAGACTATGATAAATTTTATGCAAAGTATCAAGATGCTGTTGGTTGTTATGATGCCGATGTTCATACCTATACTGATAGCGATGGGAATGAACAACCTATTATTGACAAACTTTGGAATGATGAACATGAATCAAAACCACTTGCAGTGTCAACAAACTTTGGAAACTATCAAATTGAGTGGGTCAATGAAGCAAAAATCAAAAAGATGGTTGAGTGGTTGGTAGATAAATTTGAGTGGGATACTCCTGACCTTTATCTAAAACTGGATAAACAAAGACTTTATCCAACAAAGATGAAAGAAACAGCACTAAGAAGGCAAGGTCTTGTTTGTTACATTGATGGTAAACGTCTTACTATGAAGGACGCAGAAGCTGCTCATATTGAAGCTCATTCCAAAGGTGGATTTACAACACAAGATAATATTGCAATGGTTAGAAAAGAATATAATCGTGCAATGGGTTCACAGAACTTACATCGCTGGATGAAGCGAAATGGTTTTGCAGATAGAGTTCATGCTGCATGATAGATACAATATTTATTCCCACGCTGGGAAGATATAATAACCAACGCTCATTTTTCAATATGCCATCCAGCATACAGAACAAATGTGTTTTGGTAGTTCAACCCAAAGAACGCACTCACCATGCTCACTTACCAATGATAGTATTACCAGAAAATGATTGTGGTATTACTGCAACTCGTAAGTGGATTTGGGAGCAAGGTAAAGATAAACGGTACATTGTAATGGACGATGACATTGTTATGAAAACAAGGAAACCTTGGCATGACGGTGAACTGACTAAACGTACAATGACCGAAGACGATTGGAATCATATGCTTACCGAAACATCCAAATGGATGGATGAAGGTGTGACATGGGGTGGATGCAGAACTGGTGGGTTACCGCCCGCTGGTAAAGAATATATAGATAATACTGGAACGGCAGAAGTATTCTTCTTTGATGGTAAACAACTTCCTAGTGCAGATGAACTAGATTGGGAGTTATCAACAGCAGAAGATATTTCGTTATCGTTACAACTATTATCAAAAGGATATCCTAATAGAGTATGGGATAGGTTTGTTTATCTAAGTGATTTTGTCGGTACACAAGGTGGGTGTATGGATATGGGCAGAGACTTGAAAATGATAAACGACAACCACCAAAAACTTATTGAGAAGTTCCCAGAGTATGTTTCATATAATGGAACAAAAGAAATGATGGGTGGCACATTCAATAAGATTAAAATACAATATAAAAAGGCTTGGAAGCAAAGTCAAACAACAAACTTACAGGAGTTTATGTAATATGAATAAAGGAACAATTGTTACCTTGGTGATGTCGAATGGGGCAGAAATCTTGGGCAAATACGTTGACGAAGTTGGGACTACTATTACCCTCAATCGTCCAAGAATGCTACAGGCAAATCAACAAGGAGTTGGTTTGGTGAATGGAATTTGTATGTCTGGTGTTGAACCAGATGGAGATTTCAACTTCTCTAGGAATTCAATTATGTTTATGATTCAAACTGCACCAGAACTATCAGCAGGATATATGAAACAGACAACAGGTATTGAAATCCCTACCAATACAGCAGCATCTGGAAGTGGGTTGATTACTTAATATGAATAATGATTTCGTAAAAGTATATAACAAAGTTATTGGTGAAGATTTGTGCAAACAACTAATTGCAATGTTTGAAGAGAATCCTCAACAACATGAAGATATAAAGTTGGAAGGACATCGTTCTTTCAAACAAGTTACATTGCAACAACACAATGACTGGCAACCCTTTACGGAAAAATTAACTGAAGTGTTCTTTGAACATATCGATAAATACAGACAGGACTGTAATATTACCAATGGAATGTTCCCAGAACAATTTGCATTTGAACAGTATCGTATGAAGAAGTACGAGGCGAATGATTTCGATGAGTTCAAAGACCATGTTGATGTTGGTAATTATGAGTCTGCTCGTAGGTTCTTAGTTTTCTTTCTTTATCTGAACTGGCCCGAGAAAGGTGCAACTACTTTTCCACAATGGAATATGAGAGTTGAACCAAGGCCAGGAAGAATGTTGATGTTCCCACCATTATGGACACATCTTCATGCTGGAGAAAAACCAGAAGTTGAACCGAAATATATTATAGGGAGTTATTTACATTATGTCTAACATTCGTGAAAAATATACATTCGTTTCCAACAAGGATAGAAAGTGGCAAGGTATTGGTTTAACAGAGAAGGCAGGATTTTATCAGGGGGTTGTATATGAATATGGTAAAGTTTCTATTGTTGAGAATGAAGAAAAGACAGAAGCCTCTTTACAATTCGATTATAATGTGTTAGACTCTAACTCGTTAGATAGAAAATATTTTAATGATGATTTCTTTCAGTTACTTGGAGATATACTTCAAGACCTGATAGACCAACAAGTGAACGAGGAGAATATGCAGTATGTCAACACAGACGATTGAACGAACCACGCTAAGTAATTTAGTATATAATGAACCCTATGCAAGAAAGGTAATCCCTTTCATCAAACCAGAGTATTTTGCAAATAGACAAGAGCGTGTAGTCTTTGAAGAAATCATTAAGTTTGTAGAGAAGTATAATAATCAACCTACTAAAGAAGCACTCTCTATTGAACTAGATAATCGAAAAGACTTAACAGACGTAGAGTTCAAGTCGGTTAATGAAATCGTCAATACCTTATCAGATGCAGAAGTTGATATGCAGTGGTTGGTTGACACAACAGAAAAGTTTTGTAAGGATAAAGCAGTCTACAATGCTATCCTTAATGGTATTCAAATTATCGAAGGTAAAGATAAAGAACATACCGCTGAAGCAATACCGTCCATCTTATCTGAAGCACTTGCAGTTGCATTTGACCAGAATGTTGGACACGACTATGTAGAAGATGGTGAGAACAGATTTGAATTTTACCATAAGAAAGAAGAGAAGATTGAATTCGACCTTGACTATTTCAACAGAATTACAAAAGGTGGTATTCCACAAAAGACATTAAATATTGCACTTGCTGGAACTGGTGTTGGTAAATCGTTATTCATGTGTCACATGGCAGCGTCCACCCTCATGCAAGGTAAGAGTGTTTTATATATAACTATGGAGATGGCAGAAGAAAGAATTGCAGAACGTATTGATGCAAATCTAATGAACATTACTATGGATGACTTGCATGAGTTACCCAAAAAGATGTTTACTGACCGTCTATCCAAGATACAAACAAAGACTAATGGAAAGTTAATTATCAAAGAATATCCTACTGCATCTGCCCATACTGGACACTTCAGAAGTTTAATCAAAGAACTTGCACTAAAGAAATCATTTAGACCAGATATTATCTTTATCGACTATTTGAATATTTGTGCTTCATCCAGATTTAAGGGGAACGCTAATGTTGGGTCATACTTCTATATCAAATCGATTGCAGAAGAACTTAGGGGACTTGCAGTTGAAAATAATGTACCGATTATGTCGGCAACACAAACGACAAGAGGTGGGTACTCCAACTCAGATGTTGGTTTGGAAGATACATCAGAAAGTTTTGGTTTGCCTGCTACGGCAGACCTCATGTTTGCACTCATATCTACGGAAGACTTAGACAGTCTAAACCAGATAATGGTGAAACAATTAAAGAATCGATATAACGACCCAGGCGCAAACAAGAGATTTGTCGTGGGTATCGATAGGGCGAGAATGAAACTATACGATGTGGAACAGGAAGCACAAGATGACATTATTGACAGTGGACAACCAGAGGAACCAGCATTTGATAAAACGACTTTCGGAAGTAGTCTTGGAAAGCATAAAGACTATGAAAAATTTCAGGACATCAAAGTATAAGAAAGTAAAATACTTTGTGCAGCAAAATGGAATATGGTGGGAAGTAGTAGAATTCCCATCAAATGATATCGTTCGCTCTTTTTCTAATAAAAGGGATGCAGAGATGTTATCAGAACAATTGGTTAGTGTAAAACCTTTTGGTGAAGATAAACTGCCATCTTTTATGAAGGGTAACAATAGGGCTGTTGACATTTCTGAATAATTGTGTTATTATAAATAGTAACATAATAATTTGTATAAATGGAAACTGTGCTAAATGATAGATTTTTCAAACTTCCTTGCCGAAGACAAAGGTGGGAAGAACCTACACCTAGAACATATAGAAGACGAAATACTTAATTTCGGTGTGCCTGGTGGGCGTGCGGCGATTAACTTTATGCGTTCTTTACGAGATATGTTATCTGGTGAATCACGTTCATCTGTAAACATGACTGTCAAATGGGACGGTGCTCCTGCAATCTTTGCTGGTATTGACCCAGAAGATGGTAAGTTCTTTGTTGCGAAGAAGTCAGTATTTAACGCAACTCCTAAGTTATATAAGACTGCAAAAGAGATAGACGATGATGGACTATCTGGTTCACTGAATAGTAAGTTCAAAACAGCACTTGCAGAGTTCTCATCTTTGGGT